GATGCTATTTTAATTGGTGCTTCAATATGGGCAGAAGCCGATGATACTTTTGCTGCTGGTGTTAATAATACAGATTTAGTATTTGCGTTAGGCAAATCAGAAGCAGCAGCTGAGAAATTTAGATTTACAGCAGATAATGAAATAGGAATTGCAGGTGCCAATTATGGTACCGATGGTCAAGTTTTAACTTCTGGTGGTGCAGGTGCAGCCGTAGCATGGGAAGATGCAGCGTCAAGTGCAGCTGATGATATTTCAGCTGGCGATGGAGCAGTTAACCTTACAACTTCTTCTGGAAACATTACAATTGATGCAGCAGCAAATAATAGTGATATTATATTTAAAGGAACTGATGCTACTTCTGATATTACAATGCTTACCCTTGATGGCAGTGAAGCAGGTGCAGCTACATTTAATGATAAAGTTGTAGCAACAGAATTAGATATTTCTGGTGCAATGGATATTGACGGAACATCAAATTTAGATGCTGTTGATATTGATGGTGCTGTTCAAATAGACGCTACGTTTACATCTGGTGTTGATGGACAAGGTTACGATACAAAATTTTTTGGAGATACATCAAGTGCTTATATGTTGTGGGACACATCAGCAGATGATTTAGTTTTCGCAGGTGCTGCAGGAATTGACCTTGCTGGTGATATAGATGTTGATGGTACAGCTAACTTAGACGCTGTTGATATTGATGGTGCGGTACAAATAGATGCAACATTTACTTCAGGTGTTGATGGACAAGGTTACGATACAAAATTTTTTGGAGATACATCAAGTGCTTATATGTTGTGGGATACTTCAGCGGATGACTTAATATTAGCTGGAGGTGCAGGACTTATTGTACCTGATGGACAGTTTACATTAGGAAGTACAGCTGTAGGTTCAACAGCAGCAGAACTTAATTTATTAGATGGTTCAGCTAAATCTACATCTTCTATTACATTAGCAGACGCTGATGCAATAATTGTTATAGATGGAACTACTACAAAACAAATTCCTGCATCAGATTTAAAAACATACAATCCAGGTGGTACTTCTTGGCAAGCAGTTAAAACAGGAGCTTTTACAGCATCGGCAGGACAAGGTGTATTTGTAAATACAACTTCTTCAGCATTTACAATTACGCTTCCAGCAGGATCAATCGGAGATGAAGTTTCTATTATTGATTATGCAGGAACATTTGATTCGAATAATTGTACTATTGCCGCTAATGGATCAGAAAAAATTCACGGTTCGACAGACGACTTAACAGTTGCAACAGAAAGAGCTGCATTTACTTTAGTATTTACTGATAGTACACAAGGCTGGCTATTGAAAGATAAATAATGGCTGACTATAAAGATATCAAAGGAGGTACTGTCCAGAACTTTGCAGGAGATCCTCCTGCACCAATTGCAGGTCAAGTATGGTATGATAGTACAGCAGCTGCATTTCAATATAGATCATTGAACCCTGCAGGTTCTTGGGCTAGTGGTGGAAATTTAAATACTGCAAGATTTGGTGTTACAGGCGCTGGTATACAAACGGCAGCTCTAGCTATTGGGGGAAGTCCAGTTACAGGCAACGTAGAATCTTATGATGGCTCTTCATGGACTGAAATAGCTGATATAAACACTGCTCGTAGAGAAACAGCATCAGCAGGAACTAGTACATCTGCTATAACTGCTGGTGGAAATAATGGAACTGCAGAACTTGCAATAGCAGAATCATGGAATGGTACTACTTGGACAGAAGTTGGTGATTTAAATCAAGCTAGAAGATCAACGCCAGGTGCAGGAACAAGTAATACTGCAGCTTTAGTTTTTGGTGGATTTGGTCCAGGTCCCCCAGCACCTGTTAATACAGTTAACGAATCTTGGAATGGAACTGCTTGGACAGAAGTAGGAGACTTAAATTCTGCATGTGGAGAAGGAGGAGGAAATGGATCTCAAACTTCTGCTCTAGATTATGGTGGTAATCCAGGAGGAATAGCAACTAATGAATCTTGGAATGGAACAAGTTGGACAGAAGTAGGAGATTTAAATACTGGTAGAAATGCTTTGTCAGGACAAGGTGCAGATAATACAAGTGCTTTAGCTTTTGGTTCAGAAACTCCTTCAGGTGCAAAAGCATATACAGAATCTTGGAATGGAACTAGTTGGACAGAAGTTGCAGATTTAGGCACAGGTAGAGCAAAACTTGGAGGTGCAGGTGCAAGTAATACAAGTGCTTTAGCTTTTGCAGGAGAAGTCCCACCTCATACGGCAGCAACAGAAGAATGGACTGCACCAACAGAAACAAGTGAAACGATAACAACGTCTTAATAAGGAGGAAACTATGGCAAAAACAAAACAATACTGTGTAGCTGAGAACTGGGGAAAGGGATTTATCAATCACGATGAGTCTTGGAGAATCACGTTCAGAGGTTTGCCTGGTGATGTTTGGCAACTTCCTGCAAACAATAAACATGCTAATCTTTGGATATCTAAAGTAGCTGGGGCTATAAAAACTAAAGATGAAGCTCAAACTATTGTGACTGCAAAAGTAGATGCTGCCAAAACAGCTTGGGACAATGATAATGTTGATGGCGAATCATCAGCAGAAAAGATATTGAGAATAGGTGTCAAGCCCACAGATATTACATTGGAGGAATAAAAATTAGATGGCTGATTATATAGGCATTAAAGGTGGTAAAGTACAAAATTTTTCAACGAATCCACCTGCTCCTATCGAAGGACAGGTGTGGTATAATGAAACTACAAGAACTCTAAACTATCGTGCTAGTAGTCCAGCAGGATCTTGGGCTACTGGTAATAATATGAATACTGCAAGAGATTTTCATAATGGAACAGGAATACAAACTTCAGCTTTAGCTTTTGGTGGATTAAAACCACCAGGATCAACTCACACTGGTGAAACTGAATCTTATGATGGAACTAGTTGGACTGAAGTAGCAGATTTAAACACTGCAAGAGAAGATCATGGTACAGCAGGAGTAAGTAATACATCTGCTTTATGTATTGCTGGAGAACCTGGATCAGGTAAAGTTGCTTTAGCAGAAAGCTGGAATGGATCAGGTTGGACTGAAGTAGGAGATTTAAATACTGCTAGAAGAGGTGCGGAATGTTCAGCAGGGACTGCAACATCTGCCTTATGTATGGGAGGAGATCTAGATCCTGGTCAGGCGGACAGTGTAGAATCTTGGAATGGTACTTCTTGGACAGAAATAACTGATATGAATACTGCTAGAGCAAGAGGTGGAGGAGCCGCTGCAAGTAACACAGCTGCTTTAGCAGCTGGTGGAATAGCGCCAAGCGTTACGGTTAACGCAGAAACTTGGAATGGTTCAGCATGGACAGAAGTAGGAAATTTAAATACTGCAAGAGAAAGAATGGGAGCAGGAGGCACAAGTGCTGCTGCTTTAGTTTTTGGTGGAAGCCCTGGTGATGTAGCTCATACAGAAAAATGGAATGGAACTTCATGGGCCGAACAAAACAATTTAAATACGGGACGTTCAGAATTCGGAGGAGCTGGAACAACCACAGCAGGATTAGCTTTTGGAGGTCAAACAGGTTCTCCTAATGTTAGAACAGCAGGAACAGAAGAATGGGATGCTCCATTTGTGAGCACTAAATCAGTAGATACGGATTAATTATGGCAGATTATAAAACATTACATGGAACACATATAGAGGTTGTAGCATCAGATCCTTCAAATCCAGTTGTTGGACAAGTTTGGTATAATTCAACCTCAGGTACTGTAAAAGGATATATATCTAGCCCTGCAGGTTCTTGGGCTAGTGGTGGAAATTTAAATACTGCTAGAGATGGATTATGGGGAGCTGGAACAGCTACAGCAGCTTTAGCTTTTGGTGGAGGTCTTCCTAGTGCAACTGCAGCTACAGAAACTTATGATGGCTCTTCTTGGACTGAAGTTAATGATTTAAATACTGCAGTAAAAAATAATGCAGGAGCTGGAGCAAGTAATACTGCTGCACTTTCTTTTGGAGGTTATGTAAGTGGTTATGTAGATAATAATGAAACATGGGATGGAACAAGTTGGACAGAAGTAGGAGATTTAAATACAGCTAGGTATGGCTTGGCTGGTTTTGGAACTAATACAGCTGCTATTGCTGCTGGAGGTCATCTTCCTGGTGCTGTAAGTGCAGCGTGTGAATCATGGAATGGTACAAGTTGGACAGAAGTTGGTGATTTAAATGACAGTAGAGGATATATTAATGGTTGTGCAGGAATTTCAACAGCTGGAATGGTTTTTGGTGGAGATGGTCCTGGTTCAACTGCAAATACAGAAACTTGGAATGGTACAAGTTGGACAGAAGTAAATAATTTAAATACTGCTAGATGGAGTATAGCTGGGGCAGGAACAAATCCATCAGCTTTAGGTTTTGGAGGTTATTCTGGACCCCCTGCTACTTTCCATGCAATTACAGAAGATTGGAATGGTACAAGTTGGACAGAAGTAGCAGATTTAAATACTGGTAGAGCTGGTCCAGGATCTGCAGGGGTAAGTGATAATACTACTGCACTTGCTTTTGGTGGAGATACTCCACCTAGAACGGCAGCAACCGAAGAATGGACTATTCCAACAGAAACAACTGTAACTCTTGATGCATCTTAAGACTTGTAATATGTTTTAAATAATATATATAAGAAGAAAGAAATAAATAAAGAATGACTGATAAAAAAGACATAAAAGATTTAATACAAAAGGAAGAACCTAATTTAAATAATTTACTTGAAAAAGAAGACTTGTCTTCTTTTAAGTTAATGGTTGATGAACTTCGTGATACCTGGACTAAAAAACAGATGTTTAGAACAGAAACAGAAGCAAGATTTTCTGTACTACAAGATAATAAATATCCAACCAAAGCTGCTAAATACTGGCAATGTGTCAGAGAACAAAGTACTTATCTAGATAATTTAATGGCTTTGTCATTTGATTATAGAAGAAATGATGCAAAAATTAAATGGTTAGAAAAGAAAATAAAAGATGAAAGAAATGAGTATAAATACACTAAGTACGAAATAGATTTAGACGAAGCTCGTTTTGGAAAAGCATCTATGGAAAAAGTAGCTAAACATAGAATGAGAGAAATTAAAATGTGGTCTAGATTAAAAATAGAATTTAATGATGGATCCTTTAATGATAAAGATGTTAACCAACATCAACTAGAATCATATCACAGAATGTATGCTGGAAAAGCAAAATCAATAACTAACAATACACCAGAGGCAGAAGTATTTAATATAGTGGGTCAATTACGATCTTTAGAAAGAATTAAACAAACGGGAGAATTAGAGAATAAAACTGAAAAGAAAAAAGAACTTCCCCAGTATGGAAAGCCAAACTCTTAAATTTGATTTTGTATTTTTAGGTCAGTCGATTCTAAAGTATCAAGTACCCCTAGATATTTTTAGTGCTATTAATGAAATCTATGAACAAAAATTTAATAATCTTGCACCAGCTAATAAACAATTAGTAGGTAAGATAGAGAACGAACACTCTTTATTTTATGATGGTCAAGATCAATCAAAGATGAAGAATCATAATTTATTACCAAGAAATATTACTGATTATTTTATGACTATTTTTAAACATTATTTAGCGTTTAATAAAATTAGAGAATATGATTTACATTTAAATTCAGTGTGGGTTAATGAAATGAAACAACATGAATACAACCCTGCACATGTTCATAGGGGAATGTTATTTACTGGTCTATCTAGTGTTATGATATTAAAGCTACCCTCTACTTTTGGTAAAGAATACTCAGCAGAACAAGTTCAACAAAATGGAAGATTACAAATATTTGGGGCAGCAAATGGTCAGTTTGCTAAAATAGATTATCAACCACCAATGAATCTTCGAGATTTTTACATTTTTCCATATGATATGAGACATACAGTTTATCCATTTAATGGAACGCCAGAGACTAGAAGAACATTAGCTGCAAATTGTGATGTACAATTTGATCCAATAAAAAATAGAGGAGCTGTATGATAACTGAACCAAGATGGAAGTCTTATATAGTTGAAACAACACAGCCTATTTTTACGCCTAAACAATGTCAAATGGTTATAGAAGCAGGACGAGTAGAACCTAAACAAAACGCACAAGTTGGAGACAAAGAAGGTGTTAAAAGCGGTGTGTTAGACACTAAAACTAGAACTTCACATATTAGTTGGATACCATTTAAAAAAATGAATGACATGTATAAAGATATAGAAAAAATTATGAAACAAACAAATGGTAATCATTTTGGTTTTGATGGTATGACATTAACAGAGTATGCGCAGTATACAGAATACCAAGAGGGTGGCTTTTATGAATGGCATGTAGATAATGATGTTAACTGTCAACACGAACCACCTGTTAGAAAAATATCTATGACTTGTTTATTATCTCATGAATCAGAGTTTGAAGGTGGAGATTTAGAATTAATGTCTGAGGGTAAAGTTGCAAAAATAAAACAAGGACACGCTATATTTTTTGCATCGTTTATTCGACATAGAGTTAAACCTATTATAAGAGGAACAAGAAAATCCTTAGTAATGTGGTTTGGGGGTCCACCGTTTAAGTAATGTATAGAGAATTATTTTTCCCAACACCTATTTATATTGCAGATATAAAACATCCAACTTTGAATCAAGAGTTGGAAAGAGATATTATAGCTTGGGCTAATAAAGATAAAGGACTAACTAAAACTAATATTAAGGGTTGGCACTCTCATACTAATATGGCTGAGTTACCTGAATATAAAAAATTAGTTGATATGTTATATGCATGTCAAAAAACAATATATGAACAAGAGCATTTAGAGAGCGAACCTTTTTTAGGTAATATGTGGGCTAATATAAATCCACCAGGTGGAATGAACAGAGCACATCAACACCCTAATTCTTTATGGTCAGGTGTCTATTATATTAAAGCGCTTCCAAATTCTGGTTATTTAAAAATAGATGATCCAAGATCATCGGCTGCAATGGTTAGACCAACACAAAAGAAAGGTAAATTACCGTCAAGATTATTTAGAGAAACACACTATGAACCAATTGCTGGAAGATGTATTATGTTTCCATCTTGGTTAATGCATTGTGTTGATCCTAACGAGTCTAATGATATAAGGATATCAGTATCATTTAATTTTTTACAGAAAGGTATGTTTGTATGACACTTAGAGTTATTTATAAAGAATTACCTATTGATAAAATCTCTTATTTGACTAGAGAGGAGTTTTCGCCAACAGGGGTAGAAAAAGAATTCTATAATTTTTTAAAAAAATCTATATCTAAACATGGTTTTAAGGATCCCGTCCATATTGAATATGGAGGTGAAGATTATGGGGATATACTTAAAGTATTAGTTGGAAATAATAGAATGGTCATTGCCAAGGAATTAGGCATTGATAAAATACCCTCTATTATTGTAAACCATAAAGCAGACACTTTTAACATTGAAGGGAAAGTATTAAATACAGATGAAGATATTAAAGAGCATTTTCATCTCCCCGATAAAGTTGAAATAAGAAGAGATAAAGAAGATGTTATTGATCAAATAATGCCAATTGATTTTAATTTAGTAAAGGAGTTTTATGTTTAGAGTAGATAGATATCAAATAATTAAAAAGGCAGTTAGTTATGAACTAGCTAATTTTATATTTAACTATTTTTTACTTAAAAGAGATGCTGTTAAATATATGTATGAAAAGAATATTCATTCTGAGTCCCCTTTGTTAGGCTCCTGGTCTGATAAACAAGTTTCTAATACATATTCTCATTACGCAGATCCTGTAATGGAAACTTTGATGATGAAAGTATTACCAAGAATGCAACAAGAAACAGGATTAAATTTAATACCTACATATTCATACGCTAGATTATATAAAAAAGGTGATATTTTAAAGCGTCATAAAGATAGACCTAGTTGTGAGATATCTACTACCCTTCATTTAGGAGGCGATCCGTGGCCTATATTTATAGATGGCACAGGAGCTGATAATGTGATTGATGAACATAAAAATATAATAAAACCCAATGCTCCAGAAGGCACGAAAGTCTTGCTTGAAGTAGGAGACATGTTAGTGTACAGTGGATGTGAATTAGAGCATTGGAGAGAACCATTTGAAGGAGAAACTTGTGGACAAGTATTCCTTCATTATAACCATGTGAATGGTCCTTTTGCTGAAAAGAATAGGTTCGACAAGAGGCCAATGTTAGGTGTTCCCAAATTAGGGAATTAATAATATAATGGTTTTCTATGTTACAAAAAATAAAAATTCAACCAGGTTTCAATAAACAAGTAACCGCAACTGGCGGCGAAGGCCAATGGGTAGGTGGCGACTATGTTCGCTTTAGATATGGCACACCTGAAAAAATAGGAGGTTGGGCTCAACTAGGAGATGCTACTCTTACAGGGAGAAACACAGCACTTCATCATTTTGTTAATGCGTCAGGAATTAAATACGCAGCCATTGGTACAAACAGATTTTTATATATATATTCTGGAGGAGCATTCTATGATATTACTCCTATTAAAGCTACAACAACATTAACCAGCGCCTTTACCACAACACAAAGTGATGCAACGGTTACACTTACTTTTTCATCTGATCATAATATTTCTAAGTACGATATTATTCGTTTAGATAATTTTTCTACCATTACTGATTCTGATTTTGGTTCGAGTGATTTTGATGACGTAAATTTTATGGTTACAACGGTTCCAACTTCAACGACGATTACCATTGAAATGGGATCAGCTGAATCTGGATCAGGAGCTAGTACTTCTGGTGGAATAAGAGTTCAACATTTTTACTCAATCGGACCTGCAGTTGAAGAATCAGCTGCTGGTTGGGGACTTGGATTATGGGGTGGTACTGTTGCTGGAGAAATTACAGATACACTAGATGGAGCATTAACTTCAGGTTCATCTAGCATTGTTTTAGATAATTCAGCATCGATGCCTGCTTCTGGAACTGTCTTAATAGACAGCGAGAGAATTGCTTATACATCCAATGCTACTGGAACAGGAACTTTATCAGGATTAACAAGAGGATCAGACAATACAACAGCTGCTTCACACTCAGATGGAGCAACCGTTTATGATGCATCAGACTACACCAAGTGGGGTGCGTCGCAAACTGGAGATATTGTAACGGCTCCTGGTCTTTGGTCCTTGGACAATTTTGGAAATAAACTTATTGCAACTATCTTTGATGGTGCAACTTTTGAATGGGATTCAGATGCATCGGGTGCAACATCTACAAGAGCAACAATCGTTGCCAATGCACCAACTGCAGCGATACAGACTTTAGTATCCACTCCCGATAGACACTTAGTTTTCTTTGGCACTGAAACCACGATTGGTACGACATCGACACAGGATGATATGTACATAAGATGGTCAGATCAAGAATCAATTAATGCATCAACTTCGTACGCGCCTTCAGCAATCAATACCGCTGGCACACAGAGACTGGCCGACGGAACACGGATCGTTTCAGCGATCAGAGGTCGAGATGCAATTTACATTTGGACTGATACATCTTTATTTATTATGAGATTTGTTGGTGCACCTTTCGTATTTTCATTTCAACAAGTTGGAACAAACTGTGGATTGATTGGAAAGAATGCAGCTGTCGAAGTAGATGGTTCTGCTTACTGGATGTCAGAGAATGGTTTCTTTAGATACACTGGTAAACTAGATTCACTAGCATGTTTAGTT